TGTGTATGCCATATCTAACCTTTCATAAGTGACAAAGGCGGGTTTGACCCCGCCCCTGCCGAACGGAAATTATCCGTTTGTTGCTGCTGATTCGATACGAATGAGAGCAGACTGACGAAGGAGACTAAATCCTCCGAAGTAATACCAACCGATTGTGCGGAAACGACGTAGTGCATCAATCTCTGGACCGATAACGGTTGAGATGTCTGCAGCTTGTGCTTCAGCCAATGCTTCACGACCTGCGATAATCGCACGGTAGTTGTTGGTGAATGTAACAGTTCCTGTATCAGCAGCAGATGTAACGTTAGACGCTGTCTTAGCATACGAGAATGTTGTTGATGTAACTGCTGTAATTGTGGCAGCAGTATCGTTGACTGTTGTTGCAGTTACTGCAGCAACGGCTACGACTTGACCTACGCCAAGACCGTGAGCTGAAGCAGTTGTAATTGTTGCAACGTTAGAAGTTAACGCAACGTTAGTGATTGAGATTGTAGGTGTGATACCTGTAGCGAGGCTTAGACCGTTAAGGACACGTGGTGTCTCAACGATGAAAGCGCCTTCAAGGACGCCTACTGCACCAGCAACGAATGGAGTTCTATCAACATACTTTGTGAGTTCTTGGAACCCGCCTGTGCCAGTTTCAGCACGAAGATCGGCTGATTGACGTGGGTGTAGGTATGCAGCATAGAGTTCGCCCATACGAGGCAAAGCCTTGTTTGTGCGTAGTGTTACAACAGCATTGCGGATATCTGCAACTGAAATTGTATCTACTGGTAGAACACCGGATGACGCTGTTGGAGCGGAACCTGATGGACCAGCTGAATATAGCTTGTTAGTTCCTGCTGACAGGACCTGACCTACTACGTTATCAATTGAGTCTGCTGCGTTGTAAGCGATGATGTCAGCAAGAGCTGAGTCAACATCGTTGAATGAAGTTAGGTTTAACTTCTTTGTTGTTGTAACTGCTGAACCGTATTCGTTCAGTGTTACTGTAACCTGGTTTGGGTTACCTAGAGCAATGGAAGATACATCTGATGTTTCTGTCAATGTATTAGTAGCTTGCGCTAAATCTGAATAGATTGAGAATACAACTGATGATCCTGGCATTGCCTGTTGAACTGGCTTGACGTCAGCAAGTGAACGCATAACCGGAATGGAGCGAAGCGCCATTCTTACATACTGGTCGTATGCAGTGGTTACGAGGTTGCTGATCGTCGAGCTAGTAGTGGGTGTTCCTGTTGGAATTGCCATTAGGTCTAGCCTTTCTTAGTTTAGGATCGGATTATAATCCAGACAAACGAATAACTTCATCCAATTCTTCACGGCTATTTGCGTTAAGAAGTTTTTGCATAATATCTGTGTTATGTTCTGGTGAAGCACCAGAGTCAGCAGTATTAGTCATTCTCTTATATGCAGCCGCTTGAGATGGGTCTACGTTAGGTGTTGCCTGGGTTTGACCAGATTCAATGCCGAATACATCGCCATTATCGTCTAGCCATTTGGACAAAGATTCTTCAGTTGGGTCAATGTCCTGCGGAATAAATGAAGCAATCTTGCTATTTACCCCGCGAGATGCGAGGAGATCCTTAATTGCTCGTTCGCGTTGGCCTTTGCTCAGGTTTTCAAACTGGGAACGTAGTTCCTGTAGTTCTTTATCCTTTTGCTTTGCAGCCTTGCGTAGTTGCTTTACAAGGTCATTCGACGTATCGGTTGTGATTTCGTCGTCTTCATCCTCATACTCGTAATTGGACATATGTCCTTCTCCCTATCAGTTAGTTGATTTCGCCAGCCTCATATTCCAATGGGGATTGGGTATGGCTCTGACTCCTGGTATTATTGTCGCTCCACTAGGCCAGTAGTTCTAGTGGCAGGATTAGTTTAGTAAGCGCCAGCTCTATCGCGAGCTAAGGCTCCTTGAGAGATACCGGTCTGACCACCAAAGGTAGCCTTCTCAAGTCCGGTAATCTTCTTGCGCTGTTTTTCTGCTTCAGTTTGTCCTGAAAGCTTAAATATTTCTTCTTCTGCAGTGGTCTGTGTGTAAGGACTCTCACTATAGATTGAAGCAAGTTGTGAGCCACGTTGTAATCCGCTACCAATAGCACTATAGCCTTGTGTCGCTTGTGCCTTATCTACGCCGTATCCAGCAAGTTGTTCTGCACGTGCTTGTGATGTAGTTAGTATACTTCTACCCATAGCATCTTTTGGAATCATAGCGGCTCCACCAATTTCGGCAGCAGTTATTTTATTCTTAATATCAGAAAGGGCTTTAGTAGGGTTGAGTGAATACGCCAAAATATCACCGTCAGTAATATCAGGGTAGAATGCTTTAAGCGCTGTCTTAACTTCAGGGTTTGCATTAAGAACACGTGATTGAGCAGTATTAATGCGGTCTGTTAATTCAACAGCAGATACATCATTTGCTAATAGTTGATTAAAGCCAGTCTGAGTTCCCATTGAATCCTTGGTGTAATAAGAAGCAGGAAGTCCATAGTTACGCATAATGTTTTGATATTGATCTTCAAGGCCAATGTATTCTGCAGGAGATAAGGCGGTTAGCCCTTTAGCAATTCGGTCTGCATTAGCAGAAAAACGCTTTTTGTAAGCCTCAGTATCTCTTAGTTTAAGTGAGAACTCTGCAGGTGAAGCGCCTGATACAACCAAGGCTCTTAACGGTTCAACTAAAGCGCCCAGACCATACTGGTTAAATTCAGATAATAGTATGTCGAAAGCTGATTGACCTTCTTGGCGCTTCTGTTCTTTAGTTCTATCTGCTTCTTGTTGCGCTAAAATTTGTTCAACAGTTAAACCACCAGTAGAACCAGTAGGACCTGTAGGTCCACCAGTAGGGCCAGTAGGGCCAGTAGGTCCCGTAGGCTTACCAGCATCAATAGAATAATTAGTTGTCCCAAACATTCTTTCTTCATTTGGGTTAAGGCCAGCACTGTAGACAGAAGATGTGGTTGGTTGACTTGCTTCGCGGTTAGCGATTGCACGACGGAAGCGCTCTTGCTCTATTGAATCAAATTGGTCAGCCATCATTTACCCCATAAATCCGAAGTCCTGAAGGACTCTCTGAACAGAACTAGAAACGCTTGCTTTAGCATTATCTGTGTATTGCCAACGTGGATCTCTGCGTAAATCTTTTTCAAACTCATATAATGATTTAGTCCCTAGTTTGCCATCAGGCATTGTGTAAGACAAAGCACCTCGAACGGTTGGGTTAAACAAATCAATAGCACCATCTGGTATCTCAAGAATATTGCTCATAGACTGAATGTAAGGATTAGCCAAAGTGTTGAGGTTTATACCAGCTTTAATTTGGTCAGCATATTGTGGGAAAGCGCTTGCTGCGCTATCACGCAAGATATTAGCAACAGTATTCTCATCTACTACACCAGCAGCAATCTGTGTTGCATAAGTTTTAGCAGCAGAATCTGAAAGGCTAATTCCATTATTGCGAGCTAAGTCTTTAATATCTACAAAGTATTTACCTGCTGGACCTTCTGGAATGTTTAGTTTATTTACTGGAACTTTACCAGAAGCAAGTTGCTTTTGGACTTTATCTTCAAGTTTAAGGATAGGGTCAGAGCCATCTGCTGTAAGGTATTCAGATTTAATAAGAAGACCATTTTTGTAGGTTTCTTTAATCGTAGATTTAGACTGACCTTTTGCATCTTTATATAGCGCTTTTGCTTTTGGTAGTTCAATAGCCAATTCTTGTGCATTTGCGTCACGACCATAATATTTCTGATAAGCCTTGTTAATATTTTCAGTAATAGCAAGGTCATTAGGAACATTAGATGAAACTTGAGTGCGAGTAAAGATCCCAGACTTTGGTGGTTTTTTTGTTTTAGTGCCAGATTCCCTAGCTGCGATAATAGCGGCTTGAACTTCTGGGCTTAAACCATTAATAAAGTCAGTAAGAACGTTGTTGTTCTTTGAAACAGTTGCAGTAGTTGTTTCTTTAGCCATTATTTAGCCTCCTTTTGTGGAACTTTTGGCGTTAAATATTTATCATATACAAGGTCTTGAGATAAAAATCTATCATAAATATATGTAAATCCTAACGGATCGTCTTTCTTTAATTTATTAATTGTTCCATCATAGATTAATCTTAAATCAAGATTTGCTTTAGCATCAATAGATTTAACTTCTCGTGAAACAAGTTCTCTTGCAATTATTTTACGAAATTCAAGATAAGCGGCTATAGACTTCCAAGTAGTATTATTTCCGTTATCTTTCATATAGTTCTCATCGTTAACAACCGCACCTAGTCCAGCAATAACACGGTTTGTTTTTGAACCATCTGAATCTAAATAATCGTCATACCAAGCGGTTCTAGCATATTCACCAGTTTTATTATCAAATACTGGCTTACCTTCAGCATCTGTCTGAACGGATAATTTACTAATAAAAAGTTCTTTAATTAATTTTAAATCTTCAGCACCAGTTTGTTGAGTTGAAGAAAGACCACGTTGCTGTAGTTCTTCTTCAAGAGCGTCTGAAAATTGGTTGTATTGAATCCAACCTTTTTCAGCTTCATTTTTCTTTTGAGCCACAGCAGGGCTTTGAGATGATAAAAACTTTTGTGGAGAGTTAGGTGATATCTTCTTGTTATAAAGGTAATCATAAGCTCCTTGTGAAAAGTCATAACCAGAAGGATTGTTTACTATTGCGCCAATAAGTTTTGGTTCAATATCATTTAACTTTTCAACAAGGTTGCCATATTTTTGAAGATTAGCAACAGCACTTTGGGAGTATTGAACACTTGTTGGGTTAGATGACAGGCTAGCTGAAAAAGAAAAGAAATCAGGATAGTCATTTAAAAACTTAGCGTCAGCATCAAGCCCATATATACGCTTATATTCACGAGATTTATCAAGATAAAACTTATAAGGGCTATTAAACTGTGGAGCAAATGGCAAAATTACATTTGCACCTGTTCTCATATTCCAATATTCCTTAGTCATTTCCATAATTTTACCAGGACTTACTGGAGGCAACCCATTACGCTTAGCCTTTTGTTGTTCTGTATACCAAATTAATTGATAACTTTTAGCAAAGCCTGGATCTTCTAAACCAGCCTGCCGAGTTTGCAACTTTTGAAACCAAGTGGGTAAGAATCCAGAAATAGCATCTTTGCTTGGACCAAAAGGTAAGACGTATTTAAGCGCTTCTTCAAACTTTGGTTGACGCTTAAGAATCTCAGAGGCTGGAACAGCAACGTATGGTCCTACTGGGAAAATGTCGCTAAATACATTTGGATTGCCCTTCATATAAAGGACATCCATACCACCCTGAAAAAGAATATCTAATGAACCCTTTGGAATACCCATTTCAGTTAATGATTGAAGACCTGGAATTTTTGTGATTCCCTTTGGAAGTCCTATCCACATAATATCATTACCGGTTGTTTGACCTGCTGGAACTTCATTGCCGTCGCGGTCTGTTACAAGACCAGCTTGGTTGGGTGAATTCCAAATTAAATAGCCTCGGTTAATGATGGCTGGATTTGCCACAGCCATTTTAGTCCAAGTTTTATATGCGTTTTCTTGAGCAGAGAAAAATGGGTTTATGTATTTCATAGCAGCAGCAAGATTGGTGCGACGCTCAATATTGAAAAGAACTTTCTTCATCTCGCGAACTGCGTTCTTATGGGCAGCTCCCATAATCGCTTCTTGATCTGCGGTAGATAAAAAGTTGCCTTTTAATTCAGAAACAATGTTAACGCGACGTGCTGCCTCTTTGCGATAAAAATAAATGTATAATGGATTACGCGCCCAAGTATCTTCAGGCAATGTTCCCAGTAGATTAAACAAAGAGTTAATTAATTCTCTACCTTTAAAACGCGATAGGTTATTAATATTTTCATCAAGAAGATTGCCGTGAATAACAGGTAGAACTGTAGGGTCCTTAAATGTTGCCCTTAAATCATTGGCTGTAATTTCGCGTAACTTAGGACGTAAGCCTGATTCAACAGGAAGATAGTTGTCTAAAAATCCACTAATTCTTGTAACATATTCAGCAGCATCACTAGAGTCAATAGCTAACCTGCGACGCAAATCGCGTCCTGATGGTGAGTTGCGTAGCCAAGTAGATATATCATCGAGAGATTCTCCAGCAATAATCTTTCTTACTACAGCAGAGTTACCAAATTGTTGTCTAAGAGTCTGCGCCCATTGTTCAAAATAAGCAGGGTCAGTTGGCTTTATTGCCTGAATACCCTTACTTGATAGTTGGCGCATATACATATCGGTATTGCTATCAACCAAGCGTTCAAAAGAATTACCAGATGATGCAATACGACGGAACATATCTGCTAGTGGGCCACCAAAGGCATCGTGAAGAATATAAGTTTTACCGTCAGAAGTCGTAATTTCGTATGATCCAGTGCCAATACGGTCTTTTGGTTTTGCTTTTTTGGAACGATTCAAAACACCAGCGTTGTGATTATACACAGCCAATTTTTCTTCTTGCAAAAGTTTAAGGGTATTTAATTCGCCAGCAATATTTAAGTCATCAGGTTTAAGAGATAACTTTGCTTCTGCTGCGCCAATTTTGCTTTTAAGTTCGTTAAGTTCTTTAACAACACCAACATTTGCTTCTTGAACTTGCTTAAATGTCATACCAGAATCTACTGGACGGTAGCGATCAACCAGACGTGAAGGAGTAGCAACAGTATTATTAATTAAGTTCTTTACTCCAGGGCCAAGATGACGCAAGGTTGCAAAAGCTCCTACTGATGCAGCAATACGAAGCTGAGAATCTATAGCGTTACGCTGGGTATAACCAAGACGAAGTAACGCACCGGCCTTAAAAGCATCTTGTAAGATATCAATATAATGCAATCCAGTATCAACTGCCCTACCTTTAAGAGCATTTAACTCTGAGTTGCTACGCTTCATTAACTTATTCATTAAGTCAAAATCCATTAAAGGAAGGTAGTTTGCAGATTGAGATTCAAGTTGTGAAACTTTAATAATTGATTCATCAAGGTCAACCATAAATCCATTATCTTTAACAGATTTTAGTGCAGAAGTTCTAGCACCTATATAACCATTGTAAATTTTATTCATTACTTCTTCATCAACGCCATTTTTGGCAGCAAGGTTACGCATTGCTTTATTCTCTAAAGCCATTGCTGCGGTAAAGCGAGCCTCTGGCGTAGAAGCGGCTATATAGTTATCTAAAGCAGATTTGCTTTCTTCAATTGTAAAGACGCCTATTTTTTCTAGTCTGTTAATATTAGCAATAACTTCTCTGTAAGAATCAGGATCATTAAAATCAACTAGACCGGCAGGGCGTTCGCCTTGATTCCAGGAAATCTTTTGATATAAACGGTGAAATGGTGTTGGTTGATAAACTTGAATATTTGGATTACCAATTGTTTTGTCATAAAATCTAACAGCACGAGATTGAGCAACTAGGTTTTCGACACCTTGCAAGCCACGACCAGTTGTGCGGGTAAGGGTGCCGCCCTCTTGAACCAAGTTACCGGCTTCATCAATTCTAGTTCCACCAATTTGCATAAGGTCAGCAAAATATTTATCTGTCTTAGCAAGAGATTCGTAATTCTTTTTGGCTGCTTCAATTACAGCAGGGCTTTCAGTTAGGAAAGGAATCATTCCTGTTCCATCTGGTGCTGAAAATAATTTCCATTCATCTACTGCGGATAAATCACCACGTGCTGTTTCAAGAGCATCGGTAATATAAGCACGTTGTAGGCGAAGCTCGTCCATCGCTACAGGATCGCCTAGAGCAGAACGCAAAACAAGAGCAGTTTCATCTCTATCAACAGATTCGCCTAGTAAGTGCGCCAGTAATCCTGGGTTATTTGAAGACTTAACCATTGGATGGCTTATAGCGTAGGCAGAACCATTATCTGTAAAGTCATCTAATACTTTAGAAAAACGATTATTAACACCATATTGGGCTTTAGTAATATCTTCTGCTGCCTTAACGACATCATCTGCAGTTTTAAGTTCACCCACACCTAATGTGCTTAGTTTGGCAACTTTAAGAACCTTACCAGCAGCAAGTGTTACATCGCCAGTTCCTTGAATTAATACATCAGCAGTGCCTGATAGCGCTTTACCCCAAGCACTTCTCTTAAACGCTTGTTCACGTTGTGCTGGATCGTAAATATTAAACTTTGGGTCATAAATATTTCTATATTGCCCAACAAAGGATTGACCAAAAGAAATGTCTTGTGCGCCTTTGTAGGCCTTAGACCAAGTTTTAGGGTCAAAGATTTGCAAAGGATTAATTCGACCAGCATATAAATCACCTTGAACTAAATTATAAGTAGTTGCAGGTTCGCGGATATACTCTTGGTTAATATTGTTGATACGCTCAAGAGCGGGTTGAAGGCCTGGCACTTTCATAATAGCTCCGCCAGCAGATGCTAGAGGCTTAACTATATTTTCTTTGTTTTGTGAACCAGCAGTTTTAAATGTATTTACAAAACCGTTATATTCGGCAGCGTCGTTCCAAGGTGCAGTTCCAACATCCCAAGCAAAATTGGCAACACCTTTGGCACCGCCAACAACTTCTCCTGCAAATTTAACAGCGTTGGTTGCCACATCGCCGACGCTGGACGCTACATCGCCAATACGATTCCATATACTAGGACTCAAATTTGGTCCCTTAACTGTTTAATAATTCTACGTGTTTCAGGTGAGGTATTTGGAAGGTCTGCTACATAAGCAAGAACTGGCATATAAGAACGAATTGTTGCTTGAAAAGTTGTGTTATCTGGCTGAGGTATGTTAAGTGCTTCAGAGCCAACGCCAGCACCCATATTAATACCAGAAGTTACTGCTTCTTCAGGGCGTTGTGATGGTGCATACAAAGGTGTGACTGGAGTTTGTGCAGGGACGTCAACAGCAGAAGCTGGACGTCCACCTACATTGTCTGCAATGCCACGTGTTTTTGATTTAGGAGCGCCTGTATTAATAGCGTCTGTTTCTACACCTTCACCATAAGCGGTAGATCCCATTTGTAAATTATCAGTGCGTGTTGAAAATTTGCCAGGACCTGCTGGACCTGCGAGTGGGTTCATCATACTCACTATTTGTCCTCCTGTAATTTTTCTAAATCTGCTGACATATCTTCCCAGGCTCGATTGACTTGGGTCTTTTGGTTTGAATGATAAATGGATAACTCCATTAGTTCACCTGTTAGTGTCTCTATTGACCTTGCTAAATTATGTATAAAACCTGCGCCGATTACTACGAAGTCAAGAAAGCGCACTGGGCGAGGAACATAATCATCTTCGTTAATCACCCAGAGCACCTTTCTTTAAAAACATTATCCTTTTTTAACTGCGCTTCCTTTGCGTCCTGCTGGCATTATTCCGAAGAATACCTTTCCGCCTGCTGGCTTAGAAGTATCTTTCTTACCTTCGGTTGGCTTAGCCATTGGCGCTGCTGCACGAGATCCTTTGTTCATATTTACACCTCCCTCGTTTAAGCTGCGCCGGTAATACCAGCGAGTAGTTGGGCTATATCGGGACGTTGACCAGCAGCAGGGGCCGAACCAGCTTGTTCTTGTGGAGGTTGCTGCGAGGCAGGAGCGGGGGCCGCACCTACTGCTGGAATCTGTTGTTCCATACCCGGTGCCATAGGTGGCATCTCTGGGGTTGGAGGTGGTTCTGGGGCAAATGCTTTTTCAATAATGTTTTCTAGGGCTTGTCCCTTTTGACGACCTTGGATAACAGATGCGATACGCCCAATAATCTGTGAAGGGTCTTGGCCCTGCGCCGCGAGAGCCGGTATCGCCTGAGCATACTGAGCAACAGCAACGCGCAAAGAATCGCGCATTTCTTCAATATCAACACGTTGCTCCTCTTGTGTAACGTTAAGGTCCATAGGAATTTCACGACGAACATAGTCGCGTGATACGAGTTTGTCTGAACGCATTTGTAGTAAAGCAATGATTGCGCGGTTAGGATCCATACCGGACATAATGCCGTAACGGACATCTACTCCATACTCACCCTTGATATCACGAGTAGGGATATATTTAAGCACATAAGGTGTGCCATCATCGCTTCCCTTGATTGTCTTAGGGATACCGCCAAAGATTTTTTCGTCTGCTTCAAAGCAGATACTAGTAAGTTCTGTAAATAATCTTGCGAACTGTGCTTGTGCTGCTTTAATTTGTGTATCAAAGCCAGCCTGTAGCGCTTGCACTCCGCGACCTGTAACAACGGATGCGTCAATGTTTCCTGAACGTGATTCAGGATAACGAGCACCAAGGCGTAGTTCACGCTCTAGGACACCAGATTCCGTGAATACACCTGCAGGTAGTTCTAGTGGGACTCGACGGATACCTGCTGGATTAGATGTTCGCATAATAGAGTCTGGGCCAAGGGCCAACTCTTGCACATCTTGTGGAATAGCAATAGGTGCTTGAATAGATTTTTCAGCAGCTTGAATCTGGAGGATAGCAAAACGAGCACGTGCAAGTTGCACTGATAACACATCATCAAACTGACCACGTGCTTCACCGTCAAGAGATGAACGCATAACTGTTCGTGCCATACATTTGTTAAGAACGTTTTTAGTCTGAGATAAGATTAGATTCTTACGCTCTGGTAAATAAAGCAAGTCTTGGTCTTTATCGTGGTAGCGAACCATTGAGATATAAGGAGAAGATAGTTGATATTGGTTTCTACCTAGTATTTGGTCGTAAAACTCTGGGTATTGCGCTGCTAAAGATTCGGCATCGGTAACAATTATCTGTGTTAAAGATAAGGTGCGACCATAGCGATCTAACTCTGGGTAGACGCCAAATGGATTGAGCATACGGATACGAGGATTGTTATCATCGTAATCCATCTCAACCATACCAATACACATACCGTAGGTGTTATACCAATCGGCTGCGGTATACATCTGTAGTTGTAAATCAGAGTTGGTTACATAGAAGTTGGCAATACGAGTGCGGATATCTGCTGCCTTACGTGCTGCATCGGAAACCATATTGGTTGCTGAGCAGTTAAAAGATGGCAGTGGTGCCATAGCTTCTGCAAGGTCACGTGCTGCTACGTCAATGAAGTTTGCAACTAGAGGCTTTGGATATTCCTCTGAGAACATAGATGGGAATACCTTAGAGATATCGCCCTGACGCACGGAAAGGACATCGCGCATACGCTGATCTCGCGCTGCAGAGCGCGATTTCAGACGCGATACTTTAGCGTCTACTTCTTTGACTGATAACAATGGGGTTCCTTACTTGTTTTTAGTATTCTTTAAATTTTTAACAACTGCTGATGCTTTCTTTGTTACTGTTTTTGATGATTTAATTCTGTCAGCCAATCGCATAGCATCTTTAGTTGCATAAGGTTCTTTCATATTTAAACCTTTATTTGCTTCGGCAAGACGTTTTACCATTGCGCGTTCTTGAGAATTTACTCTAGCTGTTACCTTTTTAATTGGCGATGCAAGTGATTTGCCTTGAGCAGCCTTAAGAGCACGAGCATTAGCCTTTGTCGCTGTTTTAGCAACTGCTTTTTTAGTTACTGCCTTTTTAACAGCGTTACCTGCAACTTTCTTTGCGACAAGTCGAGCGGCTGCTCCTACTGCTAATCCTATTAACGGTGCTGGCATTGTCTTCTCCTAGTTAGATTACTTACGCTTTTTATTTTTAGATAAAGTTTTCTTGTCGTTGTAACCCTTGATAATTACATCGGCATCTGAAGGTATCTTCTTGTTCTTACTTGGAGGACGCTTACCCTCTTTAAGAAAATCGTTAAGACCTTTAGGCTTTGCTGGTCCTTTTAGTTGAATTTTTTTAATTTGTTCTTTTGTTGGTCTTCCACCAGGCTTCTTTATTTGTGCCATTGTCTTCTCCTTAGATTATTTT